TGATTTGCATTATGAGTACATCGAACACATACGGCGTAACCTCAGCATAACCAAAATGCCTAAAAACCTGTTGCATCAAAGCGTTGGCACTTTCAACTGCCTTAGTCATATACCCCTTAATTTCAGGAGGTGCAAATTGGTTACTAGCTGCCCCCAACATTTGAGCGATCATTTGATGGTGTTTTTGCATTAACCCTGAAAGCATCAAATCCGCTTGTTTTTCAACCTCTCTATTAACAGAGGCAGTTGAGGCATAAACTGGAAGGGTCAATAGTCCTCTTTTATATAATTGTAGAGCTTGTTGGACCATTACCCCCATCTTACCATATTTTCGGAAGCGTTCCTCATCGTCCGCTCCAAACTCTGATTCCTGACGTGCAATAATTCGTCCGAGTTTCGTGTGAGCGTACCTAATGTCCGTAATATTGAGGTCCGTCCTAGTATTACCCTCTTGAAGAAGCGAAAGTGTACCCATACTAGAGTAAACACCGCGCTTAGACATAACGCCACTTCCCATCCCTTGTATCGGGGCACTGACACCACTCCTTTTTTCAGCAAGTTCTAGGGTTAGTTGTTCTTCTTCAACCGACATTTGGTTCGGTTGTCCACTATTAACCGCCTCGAATTCATCTTTCTTTGCGGGGATTAGACACCCAGGAAATGTGCGGAACCCTTTTTGAAGTTCACTATCCGGGTCCGCACGGAACATATTCATTGCAATCGTTGCGTTGTCCCGACGTTGATTGTGGATCGTTGAAACTTCTTCTTGAAGCATTGAAAGCGTTTCGCAGAAGCCGTAGCCGAAAAAGAAATCATCCCGATAGAAAAGCCGTGCGGCGACGAAGATGTCGTCTGGGTAGTACTTGTGGTAGATGCGAAGTATTTGGTCATTCAGCGGGTTGTACCACGCCATCAACTGAACATACCGACGGCCTAACTTATACGTATAATGACATTCATAAACATCATACTCCGCGTAGCCATACGTCCCTGTTTCATAACCTTGTTGTGTCCTTGCACCAGCATCTTGCTCTTGCATTTGTGCTACGTAGTTAGGAGACGTCCTATCCGGGTGTCCTTTCATCTTATTAACAGCGGTGCGGTCGTAAATCCCCATCCACGCCCGCTCTTCTAACTCATCCCATTGGTACCGAATGCAATGGTATTTAAAGCGTGCGTTTTCCACGGTTTTACTATTAGGTGGCAACCCGAAGTCTGTGAATGGTATCTTCTCCGGCCTGCTCCCACTATACCTTACACGTCTATAATAATCCGCCTTTCCCAACCCATCGCTACTAGACGTAGCAACATCTTCAACCTCCCTCATGCGTGGGCACTTCACGGTAGAAGTTCCGAAACGAATTGTCTCCCCCATCCACTCATGATACACGCGGTACAAATCAAGCTCGGATGGTTCTATGCCGATGTACTGCATATGCTCTTCAAACGCTATCCGCATCTTCTCGAATAAACGTGCTTCATCATGTTCTCCAATAATCTTCGCAACCCATAAAGGCTGTGTCTTGAAAACAGCGGCCATCACTCTAGCTAACAACGTGTCGGAGTGAATGGCCGCTACTGGGATCACGATGTTGGAAGCATTGTGAAATGGAAACTCCCTAACCGCCATTGCAGGTGTTGCTTCGTAGGTCTTCCTCCACATCACAACCTTATTCGTTTGGAGTTCTTGCAATCCACTACGAATAGCCGTGACCTTGTCCTTCAAGAAGCGTTTCATCTTCTCGTTTTCGGACTCGACCAATGTTACTTTAACCTGCTCAATCACTTGTCCCTCTCCGAGAACTTCTAGTAACTAAACACCCCATTTTTGTGGGTGGTTATTTCCTTTCATTAAGTTGCTTAACCGCTGCGGTTGGAACACTATTTGCCAACATCGTCGTCTTTTGCTCACTCCCACGGGTTGTGCCGTAGAAGTAAGTAGCAGCCATAATAACAAGCGTTGATAAGGACCCAAATGCACTGTAGATGATTGCGCGGTTGTCGGGCGGAACTGGGTACTTAAACAACCAATGAAGAAAAAAGGCAAAAACCATCAGTAAGAGGTAAAAGCCAACCTCAGGGGTATAATCCTTAACAGCTATCTCCCGCTGTCTAGCGGACCCGCGATCTTCGACAGCAAGTTTCTCCAAATCTGTTTCACTTTGGATGTTAAGTTTTGCCATTGTTTCTTTGAAATCATTATCAGCCTCCTGGACTTTTAGTAATGTGTCAGGGTTACTCATCAACGGCGTTACGGCGGCGGCAAGCGCGGCTTGGTCGTTGGGGTCAGGAACTTTGTCCTGAAGCCCCAACTTGTTAACCAGGACGGTAGCGGCTGCTCCGCACAATGGGCCACCAAGAGCCGTCCCAATCATTGGAGCAACGCTACCTACCAACTTCTTGAAATCAAAAGCCACTTATCCACCCCAAACCCAATTTTATGTCCCTGACTGTGCCGACGGAGGCGCAAGAACGGTAGTTTCCTGGTCGATCTTTGACTGAAGTGCCTGAAGTTGCGTGACGACTGTCTGTGCGTCCTCCGGTGAGATCGAACCGCTGTTGTTGTCGATTGATGCCTGAAGTTTTGTCGTGACTGCCTCAATCTCCGCTGATATGCTTGTTCCCAGGTTGTTAACAGCCGCCTGTAAATCCGTCAACGCGCTCATAATTTCTCCCACTTTTGTTGTTTCTTCGTTTTGTTGCGTTTTTACTGCGTTTATCACCGCTTGTTGCCCAGCTAGGACCTCATCTAACTTCCTAAGCATCAACCAATCATTAAACACTACTTAGCCTCCGTTCCCATACTTGAGGGGCTTTCATGTCTAAGTGAGTGGAGTGGACGCTGCGCGGTGCCATATTCGATGCCGGTTTCTACCCTAATTGACACCAACTCCTTGTTTATAGAGTCAATCTTGTCAAAGATTGCCTTGTTACCCTCCTTTAGGTCGTTAACCTTCTCCACAAGAGGAGCATTTTGGAGACCAACCATCTCCAAAACCTCCTTCCGAGAAACTGCGTCACGTTGGTAGGCGTTCCACCACGCAACATACGACAATAAAATAGCAACTAAGAAGCTAATAGATGCCGTAACAACATGCCACATCACCTTATCGGAGAAGCGTCTCGGCATTTCACGTTTATAAAGCACTACTTGCTTCCCATTCTCTTCTGCCATACACCATCCATCAAACTCTGTGCACTTTTTACGGTGTTACTTGCCACTACCGTTGAGGTAACCTGCCTTCCCATCATTGAGGCAAAGTGGTTAACCGCTTGACGCTGTGCCCCGGCACTATACGGTGCACCCACTAAATTACTCATCTGACGATTTAAGGCAAGCATTTGCTTCCTCGTCTTTTGGTTCATTGGATTACGAAGCAACTGAGGAACATACGCTAACGCGTCGAGGATGTCAACGTAAGTGCCACGCGGAAAGCTGTTGTATTCAGCAAGGAAGTCCTGATGTTTCCGCTGGACCCACAACCGCCCAAATTCCGCGATTGGGCTTAATGTATCACGGATGCGGAACTCTTTCTTATGACTGAGGGAACCATCAGCTAGCTCTACCTCACCTTTCAACTCCTCAACCTTCAACCTCCAACCCGTCTGCTGACTTAAAAACTCAATATGATAAGCCGCGAAGCCTTGACCCGCGGATGTTTCGAAGCCAATCCTATGTAAACCCCACCTCTTGGCTATTGCAAATATCTGTTGGAAGTAGGCATCATATGAACACTTCTGTGCCCAACAATCCAATAGGTAGTAGTTACCTTCGTCGTTCATCCCCACAACAACTATAGAGTGGCGACATCGCCCCTGATCGGCATTTTTACTATGCGTTGGGTCGCTAACCATAACAATACGAAGATGACTAACTTTACTATCTTTAACAACAACCCCATCCTTAACCTCATGGGTTAGAAAACGCTCCGCCGTTGTGTGATTTACTTTGACTTTAAAATAGTTGAGCCAGTCCTCCTGAAAGTCGGCGTCTTCTGGATTACATGGGTTGTTGAGGTATTGACAACTAAAATGATAACTTCCCAGCCTTTTCTTTAACTTCTCTAGCTTTTCCTTACTAAACTCCTCCGGGAATATCGGAACACCATAGGGATGTAAAGAACAACATCCACCAAGGGCGGCATGACTCTCCCACTTAAACCACGGCTCATGCTCCTTAACATAGCTGTTAAGGTCATGGAAGGACCAGCGGTTACCTATAAGTAGCTCATCACTTTCATGCTGTGCGTCATCCTCATCAAATACACCCACCAACAACCGATGATATTCAATGGTCTTCTCCATCACTGACTGACTCTCTATAGCCTTCCTTCCGACGAGGTCATCTTGTAAAAGGAGCCCGTTGTAATGTGTTGACTGAAGTGCTCCTCCAACTCCAATAAAGTCAAAAGTGCCTTCACCATGCGGGTTAGGTTGGCTTCCGGGTATATGGATCTGAAGACTAGTATCTGTCCATCTCTCCGCGCTAGTTGGGATAATTTCAGGATAAAACGTACGGAAGAAGGCGTTACTTTCAAAATGTCGACGTATACGTGTTCCCAACTTTCGGGCATTCTTATCAGTCTCCGATACTAACAAGTTGCGTTTATAGGGGTTATGTATTTTACGCATCCAACGAATGAATTCGTCAATCGTGGCGTTGCCACGTTCATCTTCACAGCGGAAAATGCCTAATTGGTGGTAAAGGCGGAACTTATCCTCATCTTGGTCACCAAACGGCAGAACCCTCCAAATAGGCATACCTTCGCAAGCTATTGTCGTTTTAAAGTGGTCGCGAGGATACTCTTTACCATCCTTTAGGTGCTCTTTCTCCAACGACTGACAGATAGGAAGATGGAGTGTTGGAGTCATCCTTCTTCGCTTTAAGATCATTTTTATGAGGTAGAAGGACGAGCCGTAACCATTGAGCCGATGTCTCCACGCCTGCTCCGCAGGAGTTACCAACACCTGATTACCAAGGGCATCCACTTTCGGACAGCCCCTGGCATCTAGTTCAAACATCGACAATGGCTCAAATGCTTGCATGGTTGGTTATTTGTTCGTCCCCGCCGACTCTGTACCAACCTTCGCGGTGTCACTACCGGGTTTTGCAGCAGCGGTGTTTGTGTTACCAGGTGTTCCTGTGACGACGCCGGCACCGGTGGTTGTCACTGCCTTGTTCGAAAGACCTGCCTTGACCTTCTCTTCTTCCGTAAGTTCAACGGTTTTTGGATGACTGTCGCATTGGGCACTTCCTTGACGTCCCTGCCAATCCTCTCGATGGGAACCAAGCCCACACACCGCGCAGTAAACAATCTCCGGTACGGCTCCTTGTTGTCCCTTCGCGGCGTTCAACTTACTCTCAGCGACTGTTTGGGCAATAGCCTTATCGTGTTCAAGTTTGAACTGTCGTCGCTTCTTTGCCGCATCATCTGTAACTTGCTGTTGTTTCTGGTCGTTGGTTTGTTCAACCATTACCGTTGACCCAACCGTGGAGGTTGGTTCTGGTTTATTAGCGGTCATATTCGTCGTCTCTGCCATTTTCTCCCCCTTGTTGCTTCTTTCTTTCTTTAAAAATCTGCTTTGTTGTTGGGTTGTTGGGTTGTTATGGTAAAGCCTTCTTCTTTTTGAACCTCCCCTTACCCGCACTTCGCATTGAAGCGGCGACGGCCTGATCCTTCGGATGTCCGCTCTTTATCATCTCACTGATATTCTTCCCAATGGTCTTTTTACCTGTTCCCTTTTTAAGCGGCACGAAGTGCCTCCCTTCTTTGTCTTTTACAACCGTCGTTCACTGTCCTATGTCCCCACTGTTAGATGTAAAAATCATGCCCTCCCACGCTTTTAACGAACCTCATGCTTTTCGCCCACTCCGGGAGACCAGTTCCATTCCCTTTAATCATAGACGCGGCAAAGTAGTGCGTAGCCCCTTCAACGAAGTCAGGATTATCCGATCCATCGTAGATGGCATTCGCCAATAATATAACTTGATAAAAGTCATGTAGATCACCGTCGAACGGCCACACTCCCAACTGGCTATCCCCAATAAGGTCGTTTGAATGTCGTTCAATAAAGTCTTTTGGGAGCGGCACCGCTTTCATAGCCTCTCGCTCCTCAACAACTTTTTTGATGCTCTTAAAAGCCGTCATCGATGAATACTGCCACGGTTGTAGGATGATTTGACTATACGTTTTTGCAAATTTGTTAACGCGGTTGCGGATTGAATGACCCACGGCTCTCATACCAGCAAGCCCGGAACCCCGTGCCTCCCGCCACATTACAAGTGCGAGAAGAAACTTTTGGTAATCATCACCCGACACTTAACTCCCCCCGCTTCGCTCGGCTTTGGTTTCTAGTAACCCACATAAAAGGACTTTCTTTCAACTAGCCCGCCCTTCGTAGTTAAAACCGCCCCGCCTCTACATCGAAAAGCTGTAGCTGTTCCACTATTTGTGGTGGCACTTTCGTTTGCGTTTGCTGCATTTGTGGTGGTGGTGGTTGGTTGTGGGGTGGTTGTTTTGTTGTTACCTCATCTGCAAGAAACGACGGCGGGTTCCCGCTGAGCACGACATTTATGTCATCAACCGCATAAAAGGGCTCCTCGTTGTTGTTATGAGGGTCGTTGTTGTTATTGTTACCATTTGGGTTGGTGTTTGTTAGGCCGTTTTGGTTTGGGTTGTTAGTGGCGTTGTGGAAAGTGGCCTTCAGTTGTTGGGTGACTCTGGTGGCCTCAACTGTCATTCCTTGCAGCAACTCACCAGCATTTTGTGGATTGAAAGTCCCAACCGTAGGCGCGGTTCCACCTTGCTGGCTGTTGTTTTTACTCGATAAGAGGCACTTATCAGGATCACGGTCTAAAATCTCTTTACTGGCTACGAGAGCTGTTCGCAAATCCCGCCGCTGAAGGACTAGTTCAAGTAGCGTTCGTTGTGCAACCGGGACGGCGTGCCGCATGTGGTTTCTAATCTCCTCCACGTTCCCAGCCAGTTCGAGGTCCATCTGCCCAACATGTCCCTCTAAAAGCGAGTTCTCAAGTTCAACATAAGCGGGGGTGGACATCAGGTAACGTAAGCCCGCTGGACTCATCCCAACCATCTCCGCAATTTGCTTATCTTGTAAACGCCCACAGATGCGGAGCCTGGCAACTTGTTGTATTCGGATATCTGCGCGGCTTCTTGGTAGGGGCACTTTTAGTTAGCCCCCCCCCCCTGCCATTTAAAGTGCTTCTTCAAAACTAGTTAAAGTGCCTCATCAAGCAAAGACAATAGACAAAGCCTGTAGGTCCGTTGTTAGACAAATACACCGCTCTCGCAGTGTTTATTGGAAACTGATTGAAGTGACAGTGTAGCACATGGCTGCGCGGCCGTCAAGGGATATAAAGCCTTTAGAATGAGCTTTTTGCGCGGAATTGCATCGCATTGCAATTCTAACCCTTTCGTTGTCAAATAGCTGCTATATGGACAAATGGCAAAAAGCGCCCACGTAGTGGGCCCACGTAGTGGGTGTTTAGCATCTAAACGGCCTTTACAAAAGTGAAAGGCAGAGAAGGGTGCAAATAGTATGGAAAATTTTTGTGAGGATGGTGCGCATCTTTTTACTCTTTGTCATTTTTTGCCCCCCGGTCTTTACTAGCGTTCGTGGCGTCCGTTCTATTACGTAAATGCCATTCAATTAGCCGAACGCTCTACGAAGCGTTCTATTACGTGAAGAGCGTTCAGCTATGTGAAGGCCGCTACGCAGGTTAAGTTCTACATGACCCCCCTTAAGTTATTTTGAAGGGACGTGCATCCGCGCGACATCGAATGCATCTAATCTTCTATGAGGCGGATTGGATAGGGCTTTTTCAAAGCGTTCAGCCCTTTTGCCTATGAACGAGGGCCGCGCACGCGGTCGGGCATAAAATCAGCCTGCTATGCCTTGATCTTTCTCAACCTAACGGCACCACGTGCAGGTAGGTTCACCCCTATCTCCTGAAATAAAGAAGGAGACGCCCACCTAAAGTCCTGCACGTCCATTTTACCATATCTCCCAAGTGCGGCACTGCGTGCACAGAAGTTCACTTTCAAACTTTCAAACCTTCAAACCTTCAAACCTTCAAACCTTCAAAGGGGATAAAAATATGGAAAACAAGACGAACGGCACGGAAGAAAGAACGGAAGAAAGAAAGACAATCGAAGAAATTGCAAGTGCGGCTTCAGAAGAACTAGGCTTCGCGGTTCAGGTTATTGCGAACCACGACCTTTTCGCTATCCTTCGAATGGATGACTTTGATCGGGTTTTGCCGACGAAGTTTATCAGGACGATGGATGAACTTCAAGACATCGTCTTCACTTTAAGTGAGAAGGACAGCACGAAGGATCAAGAGACACTTGCTAAGCACTTGGTGGATGGCCTTTGGAGTCATGCTCGGTCGATAGAGTATAGTAAAAAGACGAAAGAGGACAAGCTGATTGCGGCACGTCAAAAGAAGTTAGCGGAGGACCGGATTAAGTATGAATCCCTCATCAAAGATAGTCCGAAGTTGCTACTAAGTGAGAACTTCGAAACCCTCCTCAACCTCCAACGCACCTACGGCGTAATTGACCACGGCACCTACCAACTCCTAATCAACCAACACCTGACGATGGCACGGCTTGTTAGTGAGGCTATGGAGGCGGCACGTCAGAAGGTTCTTACCGAAAACCCGGCCCCTAGTCCTAGCAAGGACGCCGCAGCATAGTGCCACGAAGTGCGAAGTGCGAAGTGCG